GCCTTGAGCGAGCTCTTGCGGGTAACCGACCTGCTTCTTGAGGCGCCTCTCGAGGACCTGCCCCTCCGCATCCACACCAAGGGCCGCTCTCGGTGAGCTCTCTCCCCGCCGAGGCCCTAGACGCGCTCTGTGACCCGGCGATCAGTCTGCCGGCCTATGCCAAGGTCATCGACCAGAAGACAGGCCGGGAGATCAAGTACGACCCCTTTGCCATCACACACAAGCTCCAGCGAACGGTGGTCTCGTACTACTCCGACCCGCCTCTCACCGACCTGGGCCAGGCCCGGTGGCTCACGCTGCTGGGCTACCGCCAGGGGGGCAAGAGCCTGACGGCAGAGGCCTGCGGCTACGTGAAGTCGGCCTACATCCCAGGCCACGACCACGTCTGCATCGCGGACAACAAGGAGAGGGCTGAGTACCTGCATCGACGCATTCACCTCATCCACAGCCACTGGCCCGAGGTGGTCCGGGCCAAGACAGTGCCCAACCGAGAGGTCCGTCGCATGACGTTCGCCCACGGCGGCAAGATGCGCGTCCTGTCCGGTGAGTCAGGGGCTGTCGGTATCGGCCAGTCCCCGGACAGCTTCCACGGCAGCGAGCTCCCCTACTGGAGGAACGCTGGGCACCAGTTCTCGATGATCTACCCGTCGATGATCAACAGAGATCACTCGAAGGTGCTCCTCGAGTCGACCCCGGCGCCCATGACCGAGAACTCGACGGAGTGGTGGCGTGACCAGTGCCGGGACGCCAAGCAGGGGCTCGGACGGTGGGTGTACGCTTTCTTCCCGTTCTGGGATGGCAAGCTCAACCGAAGGAGGTGGCCGAAGAACAGTGCCTTGGACAACGAAGAGATCGGGATGATGAACCGGTACGGTCCCGAAGGCCTCAAGAAGGAGCACCTCGCCTTCCGTAGGCTCATGCTCGAGACGGATGCGGAGATCAGACGCAACCCAGACATGTTCAAGGTCTACTACCCGTTCGATGACATCTCCTGCTGGATCGCCACAGCAGGCTCTGTCTTCCGGGCCGACGTACTCAAGAAGCACCAGGAAGCTGTGCTCGTGCCCTGGGATGCGCCGTACATGGAGTACGAGTCGCCAGAGCCGGGAGCCGTCTATGTGCTCGGGGCTGACCCTGCGGGCTACGCCTCGAGAGACCATGCAGCCTTCCACGTCTTCAAGGTCTACGACGGCGAGTGGACCCAGGCAGCATGCTTCGGCGGGGTTACCGACCCTGTGTCTTTCGCCCGGAAGGTCAACGCGGTGGGCCGCCGGTACAACAACGCGATGGTCGGCATCGAGTCCAATGGTGTCGGGGTGGCGACTCTTGCGTTGCTCCAGGAGATGAACTACCCGAACCTGTACTACGAGAAGCCCTACAAGCCCGGTGTGGCGGCCACGGTCAAGTCTGTGCCCCAGATGCTGTCCTACCTCCAGGACGCGCTCATGGACTGCCTGACGCTCCGCGACGAGGACACGGTAGGGCAACTGGGCTCGTACCGTGAGGACAAGTCCACGGAGCGGTCAGCCGCCTCGGAGATCTTGCAGGGGAACAAGACCGGCCGGCGCAGAGAGCGTCACCACTGGGACAAGGTCTCCGCACTTCAGCTGAGCTGCCTGCTCGCCAGACGAGCTCCGCGCCGTTTCAAGTCCGGGGCTCCTCCAGAAGAGCTGGAGAATGTCGTGCTGTTCCGCGACATGACCTATGACCAGTTGCAAGAATATCGCAAGTCGAGTACGAAGAAGACGACTCGACGGCGCGCGAGATACCCGAAACGGAGGCGATGATGCCCGACGATACCACGAACTCGGAGGAGCTTGCCGCTTTCACCGCCAAGCCGAAGGCCAAGGCACGGAAGGCACGGAAGGCCCAGGCCAAGAAGGCCAAGGCGCTGGAGATGCCCGAGGCGCTCCGGGAGCACAACAAGCTCCCTCCGAGTGTGTTCCTCCGCAAGGCCCTCTTCTTCTTGGGCCAGTTGGGAGTCCTCGCGGCAGATCGGAAGAACCTTGAGGCACGCATCCGTGATGTGCGTCGGACGTTTGGTCCTCGCTGATGCCCGAAGACCCCCTAGCCGAAGCAGCTGTCACCCAGGGTGACATCCACCGCAGGCTGCGGAAGCTACGGGCTCGAGCTGTCCGAGGGTATGATGTGGACGCGGACAAGATGGACCTCGTCAGTACGTTCGATCCCGTTGAGACAACGAAAGAAGTCGCTGCACGCAGCAAGGAAGGCCGCTGATGCCGAGGATTGCCGCTGAGGATGTCAGGCCCGCTGAAAGGTCGCGTCGTGAGCAGGAGCGCATGCAGGAAGACTATGAAGAGCAGCGATTGGCGAGGGAGGCGGCAGAGGCCCCGGCGGCAGAGGGCTCTGCGATAGACCAAGCACTGGGCCGGTTGAACGAGAGATCAAAACAGGATGCCACTGATCGGCTCACGGGGGGGTCTCCGCAAGTGGAGGAGGCCGAAGAGGCAGCCCCACCAGAGGCAGCCCCACCAGAAGAGCCCGCACCAGAGCCTGTTCCTGCAGTGGAGCCCGAAGTGGCAGAGGCTCTTGACGACATGTCAGAAGATCCTGTCTCGGAAGTGGGCCCCGAAGCGAGAAGTGCTCTTGAAGAGGCCTTGGATGACGAGCCGCTCTCAAAAGAGGAGGAGCTCAAGTCGCTCGGGGATGCAGCGCGAGAGATCAAGGCACAACCACGCTGGGCAGAGCAGCAGGCCCAGGAGAAGGCGCTTGAGGAAGCGGGGGCAACGGACGAGATCAGCCCAAGCGCAAGGGCCGCAAGGGAGAGCCGCTTCGACGCACAGGTCTACCGGAACCAGGCAGCGCGCGAGAATCCAACTGTCGCCATAGAGGGCGGCCATGCCTTCAAGGACTTACGCGACCCTGCGCTCGTTGACATGCCAGGGGAGCTCACGGACGGGCCCGAGGCCGCTCCCGAGGCCGCTGCGCCTATCGCAGAGCGAGAGGGCATCACCGAGCATCCGATCGATGAGACGACGAGTTTCTTTCAGGTGGCTGGCGACCCCTACGCCTACGTCTACGACAAAGCGGCGGACACGTTCACGGTCCAGACGACGCCCCCAGAGCAGGCTCACCTGCAGGGCAAGGTCATCACGGCGGACTCTCCCTACCATAAGTTCATCGTCGACCAGTACGCCAATCCGACAACCTATCGGCCTGTGCCCGACACTACTCGGGCAGCGGCCCTTGCGATGGCCCCCATGTCGGAAGAAGAGTTGGATCAAGTTCTGCAGGGCGAGATGGAGTCGCCCGTAGACGCGGGCTACGAAACAGTGGGCGCAGAAGAAGCTGCGGCACAAGAGCTAGGCGAGTCCCTGCCAGGCACGGAAGACTCCTACGCTGTCTCGGAAGACCTCTTCCCTGAAGCGGCTGGCGCTGAGCCGATGAGCTCGTACGAGGGTCCGGAAGCCAGCACGGTCGCAGGCACCCTGGGTGCTCGAGGAGGACTGCGTGAGGCCGGCAGAGCGATCGATGCACGCAAGGGAGCTGCGCTTCGGAGGGCTGGTGATGTGGGGGCAGAGCAGGCAAGTCGTGCCCGTGCGTTTGGTGATGCCGATGTGTTTGCCGGGAGGAAGAGTGGCCTTGCGCCATCAGGGGCCCAGACGATAAACCAGCGGTTGCTCGATGAGGCAGTTGAGCAGGCTGGCCTGGACTTTGAGGACCTCACGCCACGGCAGCAATCACACTATAAGGAGTTCCAGTCTATACTGGACGCTCCGAGTACTGCCTTTGCGAGGGGGGCGAGCCCGGACGACATCTATATTGTAGCGAAGCTCAGGGCGATGGAGGCCACTGATGGTGTGGCACGCGCGGCTGCAGAGGGGCTTGCCTCAGAGGCCTTCGATCAGATCGACGACAGGGTCGCGCAGAGTCTCCTGACCCGGCTGCAAGGAAGCATCCCCGAGGGCGCCCGTGGTATTGCGGCTTGGGGGAAGAGAGTGGCGGGGAAAGCCGCAAGCACGGCGCTAGAAGGCGTGAAGCAGGCGGCGATGCATCCTGTGCAGACGGGCAAGGCGGTTGGCAAAGGAGCGCTTGCTGCCCTAGCGCCGATGCCCGATCCGACTGATCTCGCGATGCTTGCTGTTTCAGCCCCTTATCTCGGGCTCTACGAGCTTGGAGCTCACAGGGACTTTGAGAACGCGCTCCAGGGGCGCGGACCGGACTGGCCTTACTTGTATACAAGTGAGCGTCTGCCCTCGACAGCGCATCGGCGCCAGATGTTCGACTTCATCGATCAGCAGAGAACGGAAGAAGGCCGCGCGTCTGCCATCAAGCAGCTCATCGAGGTCACTAAGTTCGTCGAGCCAGAGGTGCTTTCTGCAGTCATTCAAGTGGAATCTGACGGAGCTGGCCTGACGCCCTTCGACCAGTTGCCTCCAACTGAGCGAGAGCTCAGAGGAGGAACGGCAGAGGCCGCCCGCGAGACTGCTCCTGCCTTCAGCCCGAAGCTCTAGGGGGAACCGCGTGGCTCTGACGCAGAAGCAAATCCAGGGCATCATCTCAGCCCACCGGACCAAGTCACGTACAGAGAGGCGTGACTGGGACCGGTGGCGCTCGTGGTACGTGGCCGAGTACTGGGGCCAGGACGAGGACCGACCCTCGGGCTCTACGGACATCCTGGAAGACGAGGACGTGAACTTCCAGACGAACTATCCGTATGCTTACATCGACACGATGATCGCCAACATCTGTCCGCAGAACCCCCAGGTCACGGTGATGGCTCGGCGGGAGGCCCTGCAGCCGGCCGCCCAGTTCCGCGAGGCCCTCGTCAACGACGTGTTCCAGCGCAACAAGCTCCACACGGTCCTGTGGAAGACAGCGACCAACGCCAGCATCTGCGGCAGGGGCTTCCTCAAGCTCGTGTGGAACTTCAAGCGGGAGTCCGTCGAGATCTTCGACGTGGACCCACGCAATGTCTTCTTCGACATGTCGGCGGCGAAGTTTGAGGACACTCGGTACGTCGTCGAAGTGACTGTGATGACCGAGGCCGAGTTCAAGGGCCGGTCAGAGTCGAAGGACGGGGAGCCTTCGCAGTACGACTCTGCGGTTGCCAAGAAGGCTGACTTCGGTGGCTATCCAGCATGGCTCAAGGACACTGTCCGCAGCAACTCGCTGATCAACGAGGCGTCCCTCGAGGTCTACAAGTGGGTCACGGTCTACGAGATCTATGACTTCGAGGGGGACCGCTACTACCACATGCTCGAGAACGTCGAGGACCCGCTCTTCGAGGGCGATCTGCCCTACACCTATGTCCGCAACCCCTTCGTCTTGGTCACGTTCAACCAGAACATGACCGACCTCGGGGGGCTCAGTGACATCAAGCTCATTGCATCGCTTCAAGAGCGGCTCAACGAGATCGACACGCTCGA